CCAGCACGGTGTTGGCGGGCAGGTAGGGGGTGCGTGCGCCGGTGTCGGGGTGGTCGTACCAACCGGCATAGACCCAGATGTCAAAGCTGCCAGTGGTGCCCATGTAGCGCCCACCTTCGCCCACGACGTTGGCGTTGAGCTGGTCGGCACCGCGGAAGCGGTCGAGCAGTTTGACGACTTCGGCGCTGGCTGCAAATTTTTTCCAGGCTTCGGTGTCCATAACGATGGTGGTGGCGGTGCTGCCAGACTTTTCGGTGATCAGCATGGACCAGGTCTCAAGCAGCTCAAGCGGTTTGACGCCGGCTGCACCCCATGCGGCAGCACCAGCCAGGGTGACGGTGAGTGCTGCGTCGCGGCCAAAGTTGATGCTTTGGGTGGGGTATTGGTCGCCACTGATGGTAAGCGTGCCGGTGCGCAGGGCTTCAACGGCCATGGCCTCCAAGCGACGGGTCAGGCTGTCGAGCTGGTTTTTGGTGGCGGATTCAATGGCCAGCATGAGGCGCTGGTCGGGGCTCAAGCTGCCGCCAATGGCTTCGCCGGCGACGCGTTTGAAGGCTTTGCTTTGGTCAAAGACGCGTTTGTCTTTGATGTAGGCCGGCGTGAATACTTTGGTGGTGTAGCCGAGGTCGGCTACGACTTTGCCAGCCACTACCGGCGAGACGAATGGGGCGAGGTTGCGCCGGCCAGAGTCGATGTCAAAGTAGATTTCTTCTTTGTTTTCGATCTGGATTTGCGGGAAAAAGCTGTTGAGAAAAAACGGCTGGGGCTGGGGCAGCTCTTGGACAACTTTGGCCAGGTAGTGGGAGGTGAACAGCAGGTCGCTCATGATGGTGTGCTTTCAGTGTTGGGTGGGATTGTTTGTTACAGGGCCGAGCTGACGAGGGTGATGCCCTTGGCACGCAGACCTTCGGTGATGCTGGCTACGGTGTGGGCGGCTCCGAGCGTGAGGCCGGCGGTGGCGAAGTCGCCCCGGGCATAGGCCATGGCCGGGGTGTCGGCGGCGCTGGCGTTGCAGTCTTCAGCCAGAACTAAGTCAGGGGTTTGGCTACCGTCTGCAGCGCCAGACAGGCTTAGGTTGTATTTGCCGCTGGCGGTGATTTTGCCAAGCACTGCACCGCGCAAGATGTTTTGGCCGGTGATGATGGTGACTTTGCGCGACACCAGCAGGTCAGAGTTGCCGGCCAGGAGTTTGTCGGGGGTGATGCTGCCAGCAGTGGCAAACGATGCGTAGTTGGGCATGATGGTTGTCTCTCGGGTTGTCTTCGGGTTAAGGGGGTGGTTTAAGCGGCTTTACGGCGGCTGGCTAGCCAGGTGGCCATGGCGGCGTCTGCGGCGGCGGCTTCGGGGTTGACGGCTGCGACGGTGGCAGCCGGGGCAAGCTGTACCGGCGCGGGGGCGTCTGCAGCCAGGGCTGCGGCCTGTGCGCTGCGCTGCTGTTTTTCGGCGGCGAGGATGGCCATGGCGGCCTCGGGGCCAGTGGTTTTGCCGTCGAAGGCTAGGGTTTCGATCAGGGCTTCGTGGCCAGGCAGGGCCTGGGCGCGCACGGCGGCAATGCGCGTGCGCTCTTGGGTGGCACCGGTGGCGGTGGCCTCGGCTTGGATGGCGGCCAGCACGTCAGGGTGTTGCTGCGCCAGGGTTTTTATGTCCATGGATTGGCTTTCTTTAGTTACGGTTTCAGGGGTGGTGAGCAGCACCGGCTCTGGCGTGGTTTGTGCAATGGCCTGCGCACCGGCGGGCTTGGCACTGGGGTGGACTGGTGTGGCCGCAAATTTGGCTATTGCGCGGGTGGCGAATTTGGCGGGGTCGGCGGCAAGCTGGGTGACGATTTGGTCTAGGGTGGCGATGCCGTCTACCAGGCCTGCGTCGATGGCTTGTTGGCCGATGTAGATGCGCCCGTCGGCCATGTGCTGCAGTACTGCGGCAGGGGTGGTGTTGCGGTGGGTGGCAACGGTGTCGACAAAGACGCTGTAGAGGTGGTCAACTTGGGACTGGATGTAGGCGCGGCCGTCTTCACTTAAGGGGGCGTTGCTGCCTGCGATGCGTTTGTATTTGCCAGCGGTGATTTCGGTGGTGGTGGCAGCGGCGCGGGGGTCGTAGTTGTGGCTGGCTACCACGCCGATGGAGCCTACCTGGACGGTGGGGCCGGTGATGTAGATGGCACATGCTGCGCTGCCGGCCCAGTAGGCGGCGCTGGCCAGGGTGGCATCGCAGACGGTTACGATGGGTTTGATGGCCGATAGCTCCAGGATGGCGGAGGCGAGCTCGGGCGTGCCAAAGACGCTGCCGCCAGGGCTGTCGATGGCGAGCACGAGGGCGCTTACGCGGGGGTCGGCTATGGCGCTTTCAATTTGGGTGGTGGCTAGCTGGGTGCTGACACCACCGCTGATTTGCATCATGAGGTTGGCCTTGGGGGCCATGATGCCTTCAAGGGTTAGCACGGCGACGCTGGTGCCGGGTTGGAGTTTGTAGGCTTGTTGTTCGTTGGCCAGGGGGCGGCCCAGGCGGGCTTCGATGGCGGCTATGTCGATCTTTTCGCCCTTGAGGTGGGTGGCGTAGATGCTTTGAATCTCGCGCAGTTGGTCCGGCAGGACGGCCCAGGGGGAGGTAATGAGATCGAGCAGTTTCATGGTGGGTGGATTTTTGGCGGGTTGTGTGTAAAAAAACAGGGCAATTTGAGACAAGTCAGGCGGCTGTGGTGACGGCGCTGCCGGGCGGTGGGTCTTGCGGGTCGTCTGTTTGGTCGTCTTGCTGGTTGTTGTCTTGTTTTTCGTCTGTCTGGTCGTTTTGTTGGTCGTTTTGCGCGGGCTGCTGGGGCGCTTGGCTGCCTGCGGGCGGGGTGTAGATGCCGTCGCGGCGCTGGGCGTTGATTTCTTTGACGCGCTGGGTGTGTTTGGTGTCCCAGTCGATGCCGTCGTGCAAGATGCTCTCAGCCTGCAGGGTGCTGATGCCCAGGGTGACGCGGGCGGCAGCGGCGGTGACTTCTTTGGTGGGGTCAATCGAGCCAGGGCCGTCGCCGGTCCAGATGGCACCGAGCCAGGCGGTGCGCATGAGGGGGCTGGCCAGGTAGCCGGGGGCGGCGATGCGCCCTGCGGCAATTTCGTCGGTCAGCCAGAGCTCGTACACGGGCTGGCAAAACACGGTGGCCAGCCAGTCGCGGCGGGATTTGAAGTGTTTCCAGGCCATGAGCAGCGCACCACGGGCTGCGCTGTAGCTGCTTTGGAAGTGCATGACCAGGACTTCAAAGGGGATTTCAAGGGCGGTGCCGATTTGGCGCAGGATGCTGCCGACAAAGGGGTCAAACTGGGCGTTGGGGCGGCCGGGGGTGGCGCTGTCAATGCTTTCACCCGGCAGCAGGCGCACGGCTTTGCCGCTGTCCATGGCGCCGGTTTTTGTCCAGGGGTCGGCTTTTTGGATGAGGTTGGTTTGCTCGTCGGGGTTGAAGACTTGCTCAAAGGCGTCGGGGTCCATCTTGACAAAGACGCTAAAGATGGCGTTGGTGACGGCGGCGTTGAGCTCGGCGGCGGTGTAGCGGTCGAGCTGCTTGAGGGGCTCCAGGATGGGGGCTATCCACGGCACGCCGCGCACTTGGCCTGGGCGCAAGGCGCGCATGAGGTGCAGCACGTTGCGCCGGCCGGTCTGCGTGCCCCGGTAGGCTACGCGCTGCCAGCTTTGGGCGCTGGTGCGGGTGTAGTCGCCGGGGTGGTGGCGGGCGATGTGGCAGGCCATGGGTTCGCCGGTGTCGGGGTTGAGCTCGATGCCTTCGATCAGCGCTTCGGTGTTGGTTTGGTACTGGGGGTTAAAGACGCGGTCGGCTTCGATGATTTGCAGGGCCAGGGTGGGGGCGGCCTGGTTGTCGCGGGTGACGCGCGGGGTGACCACGAAGGTGTCGCCGCTTTCCAGCACGCTGCGAAACGCCAGCTCTTGCAGGGCGTAGAAGTTGGCCTGGCGGGCCAGGTCGGCGTCGGCGCTGGCGGCCCAGGCGTTGAAGCGGCGTTTGGTGTCGGTTTGCCAGCGGTCGGCTTGCGCCTGGGTGAGGCCCAGGGCGGTGGTGTCGATGGCGGGGCTGAGGCTTAGGCCCGTGCCAATGACATTGGTGCAGGCGGTGTTGAGTGCGCCCAGGGCTATGGGGGCGTTGCGCATTTGGTCGCGGCTGCGGGCGCGCAGGGTGGGCAGGTCGTAAAGGGTGTCGGTGTTGGCGCTGCCTGCGCCGGGGTTCCAGTGGCTGAGGGTGCTGTCGGTGCGCGCGCCGGTGTAGCCTGCGCCGCTGAGTGCGTCAAACTGGGCACGGTGCAGCAGGCGTTTGGTGGCGATGCCAGGGGCGATGTAGCTGATGAGGCGGTCAAGGCCGGTGGCGGCTTGGACGCGGGGGGTTTTGATCATGGGGCGGTGCCTTAAAAGCTGACGCGCATGGAGCGGGCGCGGCTGCGCCCGGCACTGGCGGCGCTGAGGTCTTCAACCTTGGCGCTCCAGTATTCAATCTTGGCGGTGATTTCTGCGGCGTGGGCGCGGGTGAGTTGGCGGTCGCCAATTTGGTAGGACTGGCCGGTGGCTACGGCAGCATCAGCGGTGAGCCAGGCAGCGAGGGCGGTTTGGGCTTGCAGGAGGGTGATGGCGGCCATGTGGCGGGTGTGTTTGCGGGTGGTGGCGCAATTTAGTCCGTGGCGGCGGCAAAAAACAGGGCAATTTGAGACAAGTTTGCAGCCGGCGGTGTGCGCCGGTCAGCTTAGGCGGCTGGGGCCGGTCTTCATGATGCGGTAAATGGTGGCGCGGCTTACGCCGGTTTCGGCCTGGATTTGTTGGTCGGTGGCGGCGGTTAGCCCCTGGGTGTAGACGTGTGCGCGCTCTGCGGGGTTTAGGTGTTTGCGCCGCTTGGGGATGCGCACGCGCTGGCCACCGTATTGGGTTTTGATGTCGGCTTCGATGCTGGCCAGCAGCTCGGGGGGGGTGGCAGGCAGGTGCACACGTATGCGCTGTAGCACGGCCAGCACAATGTCTGGCTCGGGGTCGGTGTTTTGCTGTGCCAGGGGGTCTGTCATGCGCTTAGGTCAGGCGGCTGGTGTATTGGCCAGGGGCTGCGCGGCCACTGCGCAGGTAGGCCAGGCTGTCGGTTTGTGCTGGAGTAGGTGGGGGGGTGGCGGATGGCGGTGCATTGGTGGGACGCGTGTTGATCGGTTGGGCGCTATGTGGCTGCAGCTCAGTGGCAAATAGGCTGGTTTGGCTTTGGTTGAGGGCGAGGCTTAATCTGTCCCAGTGGGGGTCTGTGTTTTTGTTGAGGCCAAGGTAATACGCGCAGGAGGTGTTGTAGACCATGAGGTCGAGCACTTCGTTTCTGTCGGCTTGTTTTTTTTCCCAGCGGCTGGTGCGCTTGCCGTGCCTCCAGACGGTAACGCGGTATTCGGCGGTGATTTGGCGATAGAAGTCGTCTTTTAGGTCTTGGCTGAAGTGGATTTGTCCGGCCCCTGTTGTGATGCGCCAACGTGATGCCAGGTAGTCTTTGGCGGTGTCGGTGCCTACGTACCAAAGGTCGGCACCAGCGCGATCTGCTCTGCCGCTGGCGCGCACTTCGACTTTTGTGGGTTTGCTGGCAATGATGGGTCGGCCTGGTTTGCTGGCCCCTTTGATGGCAAAGATTTTGCGGCTGCGTTTGCCGCTGGTGTAGTTGTAAACGTCTTGGGTGGCATTGCCGCCGGAGTCGATGAATGTGGCTGCAATGGGCAGGGTTTGGCCCCATGCGTGGGGGTAGCGGGTTTGCAGCAGGGCGTCAAGGGCGGCCCAGGTTTGCTTGTCTGCCGGGTCGCCACGGATGATCTGGTAGTCGATCACCCAGCATTCAAGGCCACGGCCCCAGGCTACCACCAGCATTTC